GTGTTGGCGGTGGACTGGCGCATGCGCGCATGGTTACGGCCGATTCAATCGGCGGCCCGAGGGGAGGAGTAGGGGAATGCGCGTGAGACACCGCTGCTTTGGAGGAGCAAACATATGGAGACGGTGAATCTGGATCGTATGGAATTGGCCGCAGGTGCACACCCCGATCGCAGCAATGGGCTCTGCGCGATGGAAGTGGTCGCGTGGTTGGCCGGGGAGCCGCACTCGGATCACCCCATCTGCGCGTGTCCGGTCGTCAGCGCATTCGTGCGATGCCTGAATGACCAGATGCCCACCTCGGAGCGACAGCGACTCAAGCCGTATCTCACGCGACTGGTCAACTCGGTCGGCTCGACCGCGGTCCGCCGCCGCCGGACGTTCCTCGCGGTGGACTTCGCGGTGCGTGAGGCCGCGGTGCTGGGGCTGTGGGCACGGGGGCGAACGGCCGATGCGGACCGCTTGGCGGCACTCGCGCCGATTGTGGATCAGGCAACAGCGAGCGCCGCCGCCGCCGCCTACGCCGACGCCGCCGTCTACGCCGCCGCCGCCTACGCCGACGCCGCCGCCTACGCCGCCGCCGCTGCCGCCGCCTACGCCGCCGCCGCCCCTGTCTGGACAGCCGCATTGGCGTGCTTGGATCGGATGCTTGCGGTCACAGAGCGGCGCCGCCTGCCGGGACGGCACGGGGAGCACGTCTCTCCCATGACGAACCATCGGCGTCCCCAAAAGACGAAGTGACTGGCCTCCCCACGACCATCACCGTGAGCGGATACCCTCCGCTCACAGCCTTCGCCATCATTGTGAATAGCCATGTGCTCGTGACGATGACGGGGAGCGTGGACCTGGCCTTCTCGTATGGGGCGCGCTGGACGCACTGTCCACCGTGCAATCGTGCGCTCCGGCCTGAACAGGAACGGCGGAAGAGTCTCGGCTTCCCGCTCTGCCCGGAGTGCGATGCACAGTGGCAGCAGAAGTGCCTCCACGCGCACGGCCGTCTGCCGCTCACCGCCGAGTTCTTCTGCATGGGCTGCCTCCGCATCCTGGAACGAAAGCTACTGACGAAACCCGACCCCGATGGCCGCCAGCGCTGGCGCTGTGTAGACTGTCGGCAGCGGCAGGTCGCGTGGACGGAGGCAAGGCGGCGGCGGAAACAGGACATGCGGCGACGGGGGTTGTGGAGCTAGGGCCCATGAACGCGAAACAGCAACGGTTTGTGGAAGAATACCTCATCGATCTGAACGCTACGCAGGCGGCACTGCGGGCTGGTTACTCGCCGAAGACGGCGTACGCCCAGGGCCACGACCTCTTGAAAGTTCCTGAAGTGGCGGCGGCCGTGGCCGAGGGCAGCAAGCGACTCCTTGCGGAGGCGGGCGTGCAGGCCGATGCCGTCCTGCGTGAGTGTGCGGCGCTCGCGTTCTCCGATGTCGGCGACATTCTCGACTTCTCGGGGCCGACCGTGCGCCTAAAGCCGGCGAAGGAGATTCCGCCCCATGCGCGCCGCTGCATCTCGTCGATCAAGGTCAAGCGCTATGTCGAGGGGAAAGGGCGCGGCGAGGAGCCGGATACCGTGGCGGAAGTGACTGAGTTCAAGCTCTGGTCGAAGGATGCTGCGCAAGAGCGGCTCGGGAAGTACCTCAAGCTGTTCACGGACCGCGTCGAGCACACCGGCCCAGACGGCGGTGGCATTGAAGTCGTGTGGGGATCGCGCGGTGACGGCCGCTCCGCGACTTAGAGTTACTCTGTACGCGCCCCACGACGGGCAACGCCAGGTCCACGAGTCGACGGCGCGCTTCCGAATCGCTACGTGCGGGCGACGCTTCGGGAAAACGATGATGGGTGTCAACGAGATTGCGAAGTACGCGCTCGAGCACCCGCGCGCCGCGACCGCCTGGATCGCGCCCACCTACCAGCAGACGAAGATCGCGTTTCGCTGGCTCATGCGGGAGTTCCGGGACGCGATGGCGGGGGCCCCGAATCTAACCGAGATGCGCTGCCTGTGGCGGAACGAAGCGACGCTGCAGTTCTACTCGGTCGACAACTATGACGCGATTCGCGGCAACGGCTTTCATTTCATCGTGGGGGACGAGTTCGGCACGTGGCAACGCGAAGCCTGGGAGGCGGCCGTTCGCCCGACTCTCACGGACACGAATGGGCGCGCGCTCCTCGTCGGCACGCCGTTCGGCCGAAACCTGTTCTGGGAGCTCTGGTGCCGCGGACAGGACCGCGAGTCGTGGCCCGAGTACGAGTCGTGGCAGCTCCCGACGAGCGCCAATCCCTACATCCAGGCGAGCGATCTGGACGAAGCGCGGCAATCGCTGCCGGAGGACGTGTTTCGCCAGGAGTACGAAGCCGCTTTTCTCGATGACGGCGCGGGCGTGTTCCGGAACATCGCGGGCTGCGAGCAGGGGAGCCTCGAGCCCTGGGTCGACCGCATGCACTGCATCATCGGGTGGGACCCGGCGAAGCATGCGGATGCGTCGGTCATCACGGTGCTGGATGCCGAGCGGTGGCACGTGGTCGCGTGGGAGCGCATCCTCCGGCGCGACTATATGGCGCAACTCGCGCGCGTGGCGGCGCTCTCGAAGCAGTACGGGCGCGCGCTTGTCGTCATGGACTCAAGTCACGGGAGCGTCGGGGACCCCCTCCTTGAGCAGTTGGAGATGCTGGAGGTGCCGGTCCAGGGGTTCCAGTTCACGAACGACACGAAGCAGAAGCTCGTCGAGAACCTGGCGCTTGCGGTCGAACGCAATCAGATCACGTGGCCTCGCGAATTGCGCACCATCCGGCATGAGCTCGAAATGTTCCAGTACGAACTCACGCGCTCAGGTCACGTGCGCTACGCGGCGCCGGAGGGCCAGCACGACGACGCGGTCATGTCGCTCGGGCTTGCGGCCTGGGGGGCGCGACACTTCAATGCGGGGGCACCGCTCGCCGTGAACCTGCGCGCCGATCCGTACGAGCCAGCGAAGTGGGCCGACCTCCGGTAGCCGCGCCGAGGCCATCCACGGAAATCCAGCCCCACGCCCCATGCCGACTCTGCGTGACCGCGCTACGGCGCTTGCCCGTCGCGTGCTGGGCAGCCCGGAATCTCCCGCCCGCCCGACCAAAGAAGAACTCGCGATTGCCGACACGCGCCGGTGGTCGTGGACTGGCATGGGACCGAACCTCTGGCCCCAGAACCCCGACGAACTCGTGCAGGGAAAGGGTGGGCTCCGCATCTACGACGAGATGCGGCGGGACGACGAAGTCAAGGTCTGTCTGTGGATCACCAAAGCCGCGATCCTCGGGCCGGGATGGCAGATCGAGCCCGCAAGCGCGGACGCGGCGGACATTGCGTTCGCCACGGAGGTCCAGACGGCGCTCGAGGATGCGGATTTTGAGCAGACGCTCTGGGATCTGCTGACGGCGCTGGACTACGGCTTCGCCGTGGCGGAGATCGTGTACGAGGCGGCCGAGGGCGGGGTCCAACTGAAGGCCGTCAAGGGCCGCGCCCCGCATGCGATCGACTTCGAGCAGGACCCGCACGGCAATCTCCGGTCCATCATCCAGCTGCAAGGCGGCGCGCAGCTGAAGATGCCCCCGGCCAAGTTCATGCACTACGTGCCGCAGATGGAGTTCTCGAACGCCTATGGGCGCTCGATGCTTTTCGAGGCTCACAAATATTGGTGGCTCAAGCAGAATTGGCTGCAGTGGTGGGCGATGTTCGGGGAGAAGCTCGCAATCCCCCCCATCATCGGTAAACACAAGGCCACTGAGAACGCGAACGCGCCGCGTATCCTCCAGCTGCTCGCGAAACTCCAAGCGGGCACTGCGTTGACGGTGGGCGAGGGCTGGACTGACATTGGGACGCTCGAGACTCAGCGCGACCCGCGCGCGATCTTTGAGAGTGCCATCAATCGTCTCGATCTCGGCATCGCCCGCTCCATCCTCGTACCGGAGAAGCTTGGCGTGGCAGGCGGCGAGACGAAGCAAGGGTCGATGGCGCTCTCCGAGACGCACTTCGATGTATGGCTGCTGGTGATGGATCTGTTCCGCCGTCGCATGGAACGGACCGCCAATCTGCAGCTGGTGGCGGATCTCGCGCTGTTCATGGATGCGACCCGTGAGACGCCGAAGCTGAAGCTGCTCCCGCTGCGGCAAGAGAACGTCGAGGCACTCGGCAATCTGTGGATCAGCGGGGTGCGTGATGGCGTATTCTTGTCGACCCTCCGTGACGAGAACCATGTGCGGAAGCTGCTCAAGTTCCCGGAGCGTGACGAGGATGCCGAGCTCGATGCACGGCCGCGTGGGGGCACGACCGTCACCCCTGGCGGGAAGCCCCCGCCGCCGACTGAGGAGGAGATCGCGCTTCCGAAGGCGAAGGCGGCGTCCTTAGGCAATACGTCGAAGCCGAATGAAATGAGCGAGGACGGCGCGTTCTGGCGGCCCCTCACGCTCGCCGAGCAGCGCGCCGACATGCAGGAGAAGGCGCATGTGTTGGACACACTCAGTCGCAGTGCGGGTCAGGCGATGGCGACGGCAGTGGCGGATCTGGTGGTGGATCTTGAGCGACGTGCCGCCAAAATCCCGCGGACCGCAGCTGCCGCCCGATCCCTGAGTGCCGGGACCGGCAAGGCTTCAACGGGGCCGCGAGCGATCGCTCGCGGAG